ATTAAAAAAATTAGGTTAATACAATTATGAGAAAGCAACTGGAAGAGTTGTTTTTTTGTTTACTGGAAGAGTGAACTAAATTGTTTAATAAAGTCTGGAATAGACATAATGGGAACTATCCCTTAAATAGCAAAAAAATAATAGGAGGCAATAAAAATGTCAAGAAAAGAAGAAATTGAAGCAAGAAAACTTGAATTAAGAAATGAAATTGAATCAGCAGAATCTACTGAAATGGTTGAACAACTTAATCAAGAAGTTGATGCTTTAAATCAAGAAGAAAAAATGTTAGAAGAAACAAAGAAAGAAAAAGAAGAGGCAAAAGATTTAGAAGAGAAAAAATCAATTGCAAAAGAAATTAAAGTAGAGGAGAGAAAAGAAATGAAAGAAGAAGTAAGAAATTCTAAAAAGTATATCGATGCATATGCTGAATATGTAAAAGAAGGTCTATCAAAAGACTATAAAATGAGTGAAGAAGCAAGAGCATTATTAACAACAAATGCAGGAACTATCGAAGGATCATCATCAACAGTTGCTGTACCAGATTTTGTATATGATATTGTAAAGACTGCATGGGAAAGAGAAGAAATAGTATCTTTAGTAAGAAGGGTTTCTGTTAAAGGAAGTTTCCAAGTTCAATTTGAAGTATCTGCTGATGGTGCCGTAGAGCATAATGAAGGTTCAGGAGAAGTTGATGAAGAAGATTTAGTTTTAGGTATTGCTACATTAATTCCAAAATCAATTAAAAAATGGCTTTCAGTAAGTGATGAAGTATTAGACATGAAAGGAGAAGCATTCCTTAACTATGTTTATGATGAATTAACTTATAGAATTGCAAAGAAATGTGCTGATATTTTAGTTGCTAAGATTGCTGCATTACCACAATCATTAGTAGCAAATGATGATGGAGTATATGATACACCAAGTGCTGCAAAAGTTACTTTAGCACCTGCTGTTGGTACAGTTGCAAGTGCATATGCTAATTTAAGTGATGAAGCAACTGATATTACTATTATTATGAATAAATTAACTCATGCTAACTTTAAAGCAGCAGCATATGCTAATGGTTATGCAGTAGATCCATTTGAAGGATTTAGAGTAAGATATAATAATACACTACCTGCATATGATACTGCTACTGCTGGACAAGTATATATGATAGTAGGAGATTTAAATCATGGTGGTTTAATCAACTTCCCTAATGGAGAAGGTGTTGATTTAAAATATGATGATAAGACTCTTATGACAAGTGATTTAGTAAGAATTTTAGGTAGAAGATTTGCTGCTATAGGTGTAGTTGCTGATAAATCATTTACTTTAGTTGCAAAACCACAAGCATAATTAATAGGAGGAAGAGACTATGCTAGAAGAAATAAAGAAAATACAGGGTATTAATCACAATGAGTTTGATAATATGATAACTATTTGGATTAATGCTGCAAAATTAGACCTTAAAAGTATTGGCATAGTCGATACTTTAGTAGAAACACCTGATGACTTAGTGAAAACAGCAATAATAACTTATGTATTAAGTCAATTGGATGTAGGAAATGCTGAGCTATATTCAAACTCATATAATATACAAAAGGATGTATTAAGGCATGTTGGAGAATATAATGGTAATTTAGCACCATTTACTTCATCTACCAATACAGAAGATAGTAATGGAATATAG